AGTGCGGGCAATTTAATGAGTGGATTAGGAAGAGCATAATATGAGTTGGAAAAAATATTTTACCCCGGTGCCCACAGGTGACAACGTAAACGGCAGTTATGGACCTATTAGTGGCGGCGGAGCAAGCGGACGTCCAGGACCAGCAAGATCAAATTATTCAAGTTACTTACCAGATGTGTACGTAGGTTCGCCAAACAGAGTTGAGCGTTACGGACAATATAACACAATGGATATGGACAGTGAAGTAAATGCTGCTCTTGATATCCTTGCAGAATTTTGTACACAAAAAAATGATGAAAACGGAACTAATTTTAATTTCCATTATAATAAATCAGCAACAAACAACGAAATTAATATTTTAGGACAGTATCTAAAGCAATGGTGTAAACTAAACAACTTTGAAACACGTATGTTTAGAACATTCCGTAATGTATTTAAATGCGGTGACGCAATATTCCTTAGAGATCCAGAAACTAAAAAACTGTTTCATGTTGATCCTGCAAAACTAACACGTATTATTGTAAACGAATCAGAAGGCAAGCGACCTGAGCAATATATTATTAAAGACGTAAATCTAAACTTTAGAGAAATGGTTGCTACATCACCACATATTACTAATGGTAACATAAGCAGTCCTGGTGCAAGTTATCAAACTGGCGGAGCAAGAGGAATGACTGGCGGAGTTAATACCCCGGCAGGATCACGTTTTACTATTGAAGAAGGCGAAGTTGCTGTTGATGCACAACACGTAGTTCATCTTTCATTAAGTGAAGGGTTAGACAACAACTATCCATTTGGTAACTCATTATTAGAAACAATATTTAAAGTATTCAAACAAAAAGAATTGCTCGAAGATGCTATTATTATCTATCGAGTACAACGTGCGCCAGAGCGCAGAGTATTCTATGTTGATGTGGGTAACATGCCGTCACACCTTGCTATGCAATTTGTCGAGCGTGTTAAAACGGAAATACACCAAAGACGTATTCCATCGGCGACTGGGGGCGGTACAAATGTCATAGACAGTTCTTATAATCCTTTGTCAATCAACGAAGATTACTTCTTTCCACAAACCGCAGAAGGAAGAGGCTCAAAAGTAGAAACATTACCTGGCGGTACTAACCTTGGAGAAATAGATGACCTTAGATATTTTACTAATAAGCTCGTACGTGGCTTACGAATCCCTAGCAGCTACTTGCCTACCGGCGGTGATGACGCAACTTCATCATATAATGATGGTAGAGTAGGTACAGCATTTATTCAAGAATTGCGGTTTAACACATATTGTGAACGCTTACAGGGTCTTATAATTGAAGACTTAAACCAAGAATTTAAAAGATACCTTTTAGAAAAAGGTGTAAACATTGACACAGCAATGTTTGATTTACAATTTGAACCACCACAAAACTTTGCAGCATATAGGCAGTCTGAATTAGATAATGCTCGTGTACCAACATATACACAAATGAGTGCAATACCTTATATTTCAAATCGCTTTGCAATGAAACGTTTCTTAGGAATGAGTGCTGAAGAAATTGCTGAGAATGAGCGTATGTGGCGTGAAGAAAATGATGAAGAACTAAATCAACCACCATCAGATGCAAGTGCAGAAATGCGCGGAGCAGGAATTAGCTCTGCAGGAATCAGTGCTGACATAAGTGGAGCAGAGGATATTGCGGCAGATGAAGAAACTCCGGAAATAGGTGCAGAAGATACTGCACCAGATACTGTAACCGGCGGTGATGCAGCAGGGGCACCTGGCGCGGCACCATCAACTGACCAAACGATATAAATAGTATTATGATATTAAGAGAATTATTTTATTACGATAAAGAAACTGTTGAGCCTGTAGACGATAATCGCTACGAGCCACAATACGATGATTCAATTGTCGATTTTGATGACACAAGAAAGACAAGACTTACCCTACGCCAAATTAATCGTGCAAGGAAAGCAAGCGAGCTACATACAACTGAGAAGGCTGACGAACTAGACTTCGTAAGACAAATGTATGGAATAGCAGCGCAAGCAGCCGCTGCCGGTGTTTAATGGCAAAACTAGACAAGACCAGATACTCTAAACAAGAAGCAACACGATTAATGGAAATTAGACGTTTGGAAAAAATGTCTAACGACAAAAAAACAGAATATGCCAAACGATCTAAACCAATAGACTTCTTTCAAAATGAAATAGTAGACGAAAGTAGATTTTCTCACAATCAAAACGCAGCATTTGTATTAGGTAATGGATTGAGTAGATCCAGTATAGAACCTGACGAATTAAGAAAGTACGGCCCAATATACGGATGTAATGCATTGTACAGGACATTTAGATCAGATTACTTAGTTGCTGTTGATGTTAAAATGGTATTAGAAATTAATAAGTCTATGTACCAACAAAAAAATCAAGTATGGACAAACTACAACAAGTCCTACGAAGGTTTACAGCACTTTAATTACTTCCAACCCGGAAAAGGTTGGTCAAGTGGTCCAACAGCATTATGGTTATCGGCACAACATAGACACAAAAGAATTTATATACTAGGTTTTGATTATAAAGGATTAAAAGATGGTCAAAGGTTTAATAATGTATATGCTGATACACCTAACTATAAAAAGTCACAAGACAGTGCAACATTCTTTGGAAATTGGTTAAGACAAACTCAAAGTGTAGTAAAAGAACATGAAAAAACTGAGTTTATTAGAGTAATAACACCAGATAATTATTGTCCTGACGAACTAAATAAACTTAATAACTACAATACAATTACTGTAGAAGAGTTTAAAAAACAGTTTGTGTTACCCTGATTGTTCAAAACGAGTCGTTTTGAACCTATTTCTATACACTTTTCCCCATATATGTTAAATACAACTGACAGCCTTACCATAGGTACAACATTTATAGGAGAAAAATAATGGCGAGTAACAAATTTGAAGAAATGCTCGAGAAACTTGTTAACGAAGACAAGTCTGGAGCAGAAGAATTATTCCACGAGATTGTGGTAGAAAAATCAAGAGACATCTACGAAGGTTTGCTAGAATCAGATCTAGAAGTTGATGAGTCAGATGATGAAGAAGTAGATGAGTCAAATGACGAAGAAGTAGATGAGTCAGATGATGAAGAAGTAGATGAGTCAGATGATGAAGAAGTAGATGAGTCAGATGATGACGAAGTCAACGAAGACTTTAACTTAGACGAATTTGAAGTTGAAGGCGGCGATCCAGCAGACGATTTAATAAACAAAATGGGCATGGGAGACATGGATGGAGACGCAGAAGGCGGCGACATGGGCATGGACATGGACATGGATGCTGACGCTGAAGGCGGAGAAGGTGATGTAGAAGATCGTGTTGACGATCTAGAAGTTGCTTTAGACGATCTAAAAGCAGAATTTGAAAAAATGATGGGTGACGATAACGATGACGAAGGCGAAGAAGACGAAGGCGACATGGATATGGATCCAGATGCTGACGCTGAAGAAGAGCCAGAAGAAGAGTCATACAATTTTGAAGCATCAGATGAAGAAGTTGAAGAGTCAGACAAAGAAACTGATGAATCAACTAAATCAGAAGCAGAAACAATGCGTGAATATGTTGAAAAAGTAACAGCTAAAATGGGCGACAACGGTGCAAACTCAAAGTCAACTGTAGCTGGTGCAAATAACATGGGCGGCACTGCTTCAAACTTGGCGCAGAATGCAGACGGCGGAAACGGCGGCACAGAAGGCGGACTAGCAGGAACATCTACAAAAGATGAAACAGCTGGTAACGTTAATGTTCCAGGCGGCAAAGCATCAAAAAGCATGAAAGCACAGCCAAAAGGCCACGGCGCTGAAAAGAAAGGCGCAGGCGAAACTGGAACTGATGGTAAATCAATCATTGGTTCTAAATAATTGTTAAGGGAATTTAAATGATAAACTTACGAGAGCATCTGACATTCGACCAGGCTAACATAGTCGTTGAGTCTACCGATAACGCTATCGGGGGCAAAGATCTTTATATGAAAGGTATTTGCATACAAGGCGGGGTGCGTAATGCAAACCAACGTGTATATCCTGTAAACGAAATTGGTAGGGCTGTCAAAACTCTCAATGATCAAATCACTGGAGGATATTCAGTTCTCGGCGAAGTAGATCATCCTGAAGGACTTAACATTAACTTAGACCGCGTGAGCCATATGATCACAGAAACGTGGATGGATGGCGCAAACGGTTATGGTAAATTAAAAATTCTACCAACTCCGATGGGGCAGTTAGTTAGCACTATGATACAAAATGGTGTTAAACTAGGTGTTTCATCGAGAGGAAGTGGTAATGTATCAGAAGACGGCGGCAACGAAGTTTCTGATTTTGAAATAATCACTGTGGACGTTGTGGCTCAGCCCAGCGCCCCTGGTGCGTATCCTACACCAATCTACGAACATTTAATGAATGCACGTGGAGGAATGAAGGCATACGAACTTGCACAGGCAACCAAACACGACCCAAAGGCACAAAAATACTTAAAAGAATCTCTGGTTAATATAATCAGTAGACTCCAATAAAAGGAGAAAATAATATGTTGGACGCACTTAAAACACTTTTTGAAAACGATGTAGTTTCCGAAGAAATCCGTGCTGAAATCGAAGGCGCATGGGATAGCAAAATCAAAGAGAACCGTCAGCAAGCAACTGCTGAACTTCGCGAAGAATTTGCTAAGAAATATGAGCATGATAAATCAACTATGGTTGAGGCTATTGATGCTATGATCTCCGAGCGTTTAGCTGAAGAAATTTCTGAGTTTGCAGAAGACCGCAAACAATTAGCTGAAGCCAAAGCAAAATATGCTGTAAAAATGCGTGAAGACGCATCGTTAATGCAAAAATTTGTTATGCAATCACTAAAGTCAGAAGTTACTGAGCTTCATGAAGATCAAAAAGCAATGTCTGATAAATTCAGTATGCTTGAGAACTTTATTGTCGATGCACTTGCTAAAGAAATTGCAGAGTTCCACGAAGACAAAAAAGACTTAGCTGAAACCAAGGTAAAACTTGTACGTGAAGCTAAAAGTAAATTTGCTGAAGTCAAAAAAGACTTTATTGCAAAAGGTGCTAACAAGGTATCGAAAATCGTTGAGTCCACTCTAAAGGGTGAAATCAACGCATTGAAGGAAGATATCGATGAAGCACGTAAGAACGATTTCGGTCGCAAAATGTTTGAAGCGTTTGCATCAGAGTACGCAACTAGTCACCTGAATGAAAATTCAGAAGTTGCAAAACTTATGAATGTAGTCGCAGTTAAAGACAAACAACTAGTCGAAGCAAGAGCATTTGCAATAAAAGCAAAAACTTTAGCTGAATCTAAGGCGAAGGAAGTTAAACGTATGGCACTAGTTGCTGAACGCAAAGAAACGATTGATGGATTGTTAGGCCCACTAAACAGAGCAGAACAAGAAATCATGACAGATTTACTGGAATCAGTACAAACAAACAGACTACAATCTGCATTTGACAAGTACCTACCGTCAGTAATTGATGGTAAATCTCCAGCGAAGCAGAAGGCAAAACTCACAGAAGGCACAGAAATAACAGGCAATAGAAAACAAACTAACGTTAGTTCAAAGCAAGACGATAATGTCGTTGACATTAGACGTTTAGCTGGTTTAAATTAAGGAGAAAACTATGTCAGAACTATTAGAAAGTCGCTGGCTGGATACCAAGAGCGCACTTCTTGAAGGCCTAAGTGGCACCAAGAAATCTGTAATGTCATGCACACTGGAAAATACACGTAAGTATTTGTCAGAAACTGCAGGCGCAGGCGCAACATCCGCCGGTAACGTCGCAACTCTTAACAGAGTTATTTTACCCGTCATCAGACGTGTAATGCCAACAGTCATTGCTAATGAAATCGTTGGTGTTCAGCCTATGACTGGCCCAGTAGGGCAAATTCACACACTACGTGTTCGTTATTCGGATACAGTTGGTACAGGCGCAAGCGGTACTGTAGCTGGTGAAGAAGCACTATCACCGTTCAAGATTGCTGAAGCGTACTCAGGTGCAACAGCAGGAACAGCGGCATCAACAGCAGCACTAGAAGGTGAAGCTGGTAACAAGATGTCAATTCAAATCTTGAAGCAAACTGTAGAAGCAAAATCACGCAAGCTATCAGCTCGTTGGACTTTTGAGTCTGCACAAGACGCACAATCACAGCATGGTATTGATGTTGAAGCAGAAATTATGGCTGCTTTGGCTCAGGAAATTACAGCTGAGATTGACCAAGAAGTACTTGGTAGCCTATATGCCCTAGCAGGAACAGCTGAAGCCGATACTCAGTATGATCAAGCTGGTGTATCAGGTACAGCTACTTTCGTAGGTGACGAGCATGCTGCATTAGCAGTTATGATCAACCGCGCAAGTAACAAAATTGCACAACGTACACGTAGAGGCGCAGGTAACTGGGCAGTTGTGAGTCCGTTTGCATTAACAGTACTTCAATCAGCAACAACTTCAGCGTTCGCAAGAACAACTGAAGGCACTTTTGAAGCTCCAACTAACACTAAGATGGTTGGTACTTTAAACAATGCAATGAAAGTATATGTAAACACATATGCTGCTGATAACCAAGACGTACTTGTAGGTTACAAGGGATCAAGCGAATCAGACGCAGCAGCGTTTTATTGCCCATATATCCCACTAATGTCAAGTGGCGTTGTATTAGATCCATCATCATTCGAGCCAGTTGTGAGTTTCATGACTAGATACGGATATGTTGAGCTAAACAACACTGCAAGTTCATTAGGTAACGCAGCAGATTATCTATCACGTGTGTCAATCACAGGTGTTACATTCAGTTAATTCTGTAATTAATAGATATACTAAAGTAGGCGCTACGGCGCCTATTTTTTTGACTAAATATTATTACGTTCAGGCATACAGCCCGGGAGTAGCATAAGCGAAGGAACGCCCTTAACCCTTTAACGAGGAGAGTGTAATGGATAATTATACGCTTTGGTGCTTTCTACGAATCATTAAACAGCGCCACATAAAAAAGATTAACTTTTTATTAAATAAAAGGTTGACTTCTGCTTGATAGTTTGTTATATTAAGTACATAAGTTAGGAGATATCCTAAGTTAGATGAAAGGCTTTATCATTAACTTGATAGAGCCTTTTTTGTCTTTGGATAAATACTTGTGTCAATAATCGTGCCGCATGATGCGGACTTATGCAGAAATGACCCACTGCGTAAACCTAGAACGTTTTAAAGGAGATAAACAAATGGGAAGACCAATTAATAAAAAACACATTGGTGACGGAGCCGGTAAAATCCAAGTAACAGCAGTTAAATTTGCAGCTGGTGGAGAAATTACTACTGAGTCACATATTGTGTCACAAAGATCAACAAATAAATTCATCGTAACTGATGGAAACAAAACAGAAACTTGTACACTTGTTAACAAATCAATTGCGGCATTAGGCGCAAGTGAATTCTGCATTAACGTAACTGACAGTGACGGTGTTACTAAACAGATTACAAAAATGTACAACAGAAAAATGCAACTCGAAGGTGCAACAAAACACAAGTGGTCACGCGATGCAGCTGGTGCTTCGTCTGCAGTTGAAAAAGTTATTTCAGGTGCTACAGCGGCAGATCCAGTTGTTATTACAGCAACAGGACATGGCTTCAGCAACGGAGATAAAGTATCTATCCGCGGCGTAGTTGGAATGGTAGAGCTTAACATTGAAACTGCATACACAGTAGCAAACAAAGCAACTAACACATTTGAATTAGCAGGCGTAGACGGTAGTGGATTTACAACATATGGCTCAGTTGGAGTAGCAACTAAAGCAGCTACAGGCGCTGGCAACATTGTTGTTGACGCACAAGCAACTTAAAGTAAGATATAAATGTTGTGGGGCGAGATCCCCACAACAATTTAAGGAATTTTAAATGTCAAAAATAGAAAAAGTAACCGGTGGTAATTATAAAATTACTGTTAGTAATGGAGCAACAGGCACTATTACTTTGGATACCACTGACGGCGCTTCAGCTGTACAAGGTACTGTTGTTATAAATGGGGACCTTCAAGTAAAAGGAACGCAAACTACAGTAGAATCAACCGTTACTACTATTGCTGATAATATTATTACACTAAACGAAGGTGAGTCTGGTGCAGGAATAAGTGCATCAGTTAGTTATATAGCAGGTGTAGAAATTGATAGAGGTTCACTACCTGCAGCAAGAATAGTTTTTAATGAACAGACACCGTTTGTCACAGGCGGATCAAGCGGAACAGGATCTTTTAAATTACAAGATGCAACAGGAACAACTTTGCCTTTTGCAACAAACAGTATTAATGCCGAAGGGCGATTATATATTACAACACCAGCATCTATGATAGATGTTAGTGGTACAGTAAATTATGAGCGTAATATTTTTAATTATGCGTTTGATGCTGTTGCAAATGACTTTGTAATCACTGACCCAGGTGGCGGGGTTGTATCATTAAATAATGATGGATTAACAACAGTAAAATCTGTGCAAGATTATATTACATATAGTTTTGCAAATATTTTACAGCCGGGTATTGTTGACGGTGATACATCTGTAAAAACAAGAGATGAAGATACAACCGGAATTGAAAGTAGAGTAGAGATAAAAGTAGACAATACTTTAATCGGAAACATCTATAGTAATAGGTTAGAACTTGCTAATTTAAAAATACAAGAAAATGAAATATCTACTTCAATATCAGATGAAGATTTATTTTTGTCAGCACCTGGAACAGGATCTGTTACAGTTAAAGATTCATTTGTAATGACAGGGTCTCCATTTGACGATGATCTATCAGCAACACCGTCAGTACCTAGTGATGGAATAAAACTATTTTCAAAAAATACAGCCGACAGTGAAGGTAATGTTGGCTTATATTATGTAAATAAAAACAATGTAACAGACGAACTAGTAAGTAAAAATAGAGCACTACTGTTCGGAATGCTCTTTTAAGGAAACAATATGGCAATCGTAAACGCACAACTAACAAACACACAACTAGATGTTCTTACAGTACCGTCGGCTAAAAAATATGCTATTACAAATATAATGGTTTGTAATAATAGCGCTGCTGACTCTGCAAACTTTGATTTACACTTTTTACCAAGCGGAGTAGCACTTAATAACTCTGTGACTAGAATTGTAAATAACTTAGTACTACCAGCAGGAGAAACGTTTACATTTGATTCAGAAAGAATAGTTTTAGAAGCAGGTGATTTGGTCAGCTTTGTTGCTGCACCAGACATTGGAGCAAACTTAACTAATCTTGCTGTAACAATAAGTTATTTGGAAGTGTAATAATGAGATTACTCAAAGCGCAAAATACTAACCTACGTAATATTTACGGCAACGGAGTTAAGTATGATGTCAATGGTCAAGTTATTTTTGATAGTACAAATACTATGCTTGTTCCTAAAGGAACTGAAGCACAAAGACCAACAACTCCAAATAACGGACATTTAAGATATAATACTGATGACAATCAATTTGAAGCATACCAAAACGGAGCCTGGAGAGAAATACGTTTTAAAGAACCAAATCAAGACCCAGGTATTACACAACAAAACTTAGGTAACGGAGATGCAACAGAAACTGTTTTTGGACCATTAGCAAGCGGTGATGCAGATTATCCAGTTCCGGCAGCAGCTCAAAATGTTCTTGTATTTGTAGAAAATGTTTTTCAAATAGCAACAACAAATTATACGTTAGTACAGAGTGTAAGCGGGAACTTAACTGGCCCTAATCAACCATATGCAGACGGTTGGTACATTAAATTTGGATCAGCACCAGACTTAGCAAAACCTATTACTGTACTACATAACTTTGACAAGTAAACCAATAAATACTACTGCATAAGGAGACATCATGGCAGTAGGTAGAATATCCGGACCGTTATTAGCAGCAAATCTTGAACGTAACGGAATTAATTTAAATTTTAAAAATACTCTTGTCGACACATCTCTTCTTCATTTAGATGCAACAGCACTTAAATTAGGATTCAATTCAAACACAACAACTGATGAAATACAAGTATTAGGTATGTCTAAAATGCCTAGCATGATTGCATCTACACAATTACAAATAGGAAATCTTACTTGGGGGAATGGCAGTAATGTTAATTCATTAGATTCACCAATTATATTACAAGCGGCTGTTGGTGGAACAATAAAATTATCTGGTTTTGCAACTGATCAAATTGAAATTAACGACAACAGTATTAAAAGTTATAACACTAATTCAAATATTGACTTATTACCGCAAGGAACCGGAACAACAGAAATACCAACTAACTTAAAAGTATTTGGTAACTTACATTCAGTTCAGAACATTACAGCAAATGGAAGTATTACATTAGGTAGTGGAGACGAAGATAATTTAATCCTTAATTCTGAATTAACAACAGATATTATGCCAGATGTTACTGATACTTACAGTTTAGGTAAAGCAGGCAAAGAATGGGGTGAAATACATACAAATTTAGTAAATGGTGTATCGGTTAATGCAGGAGAAGTACTTGCTACTACAACTAACTTTGGGTTACGTTCAGGTAACATTTTCTATGTAAGTAAAAATGGTAATGACGCAAACGAAGGCGACAACCCACAAGGACCAATGCTTACAATCAAAGCAGCACTTGCTAGATCTGATGCGAGTACTCAAGGACCAGTTGAAATACATATATACCCAGGAGAGTACGAAGAAATATTTCCTATGGAAATACCAACTAATGTAGCTGTAGTTGGACATAGTATGCGTGGTGTTATTATTAAACCAACAGCAGGAACAAATACAAATAACTGTTTCTTAATGAACGGCGAAACAACAGTCCAACATGTTACTGTAAAAGATTTCTTTAGCCCAGGTCATGCATTTAGTTTTGCAACAAACACAGTAGTAACATCAAGGTCACCATACATACAAAATGTTACAGTAATTACACAAGGTACACCTATTACAGTAACAGCAAGTTCTACTTTTTCAGTAAACTCACAAGAAACACATCCACGAGGTATAACGTTTAATAATGACGGGACAAAAATGTTTATTGTCGGTGAAATAGGAGACGA